AAACAGCAAATTTGCGTTTAGCTTCTGCTTTTACCCTAGAGTATAACGCTTTATTTACAGGAACATTCGCCACGTTTCTTGCCTCCTTTTTTCTTTTTCTTCTTTTTCTTTGTAGTGGAATGATACATGATGATGGGGATTAGCAATCTTAGTATATTCTAAACCCAGTCTGCCCTAATGTCTCTGGTTTTACAAGATTAAATTGTTGTAAACATAAATATCCGAAAGCATCAAAAGCGTGGTCAACCCCCAGATTCTTGTTGGGCAAGCCTGTATTGGGTGCATAAGTTAATGTTCTGAGTGCTTTTATTAATTCTTTACATCTTGGATGGATTAGTGTGCGTCTTTCTTCGGCTGCATCAAATAGTGCTGTGTTAACACAGGTTATTTTGTCACGAATTTTCCAGGGTGCTTTAGGTGATGAAACAGTAAATCCGCTTCTTCGGAGGATGTTGTGGTCAGTTGAACCTACTCCTGCCGTTTTTCGGGCTGCACCTGTGGGGTCAGGACAGGCAATTATTCGTCTGTCTACCCCGTATCGGTTTATAACTTCTTCGGTGAAATCCCAGGTTGTTGCTCCACCAGTGAGGATTATCTCGTCAAATACGTATAAATAGTTCTGATGGCGTACTGCACAGATCCCGCAAAGTGGATCTACGTTAAAATCGACTCCCAAAAGGAGTGGAAGGAACTGTAGGTCATTTGCCTCTTCAGAAACATTGGAGTCTGAAAATGAGACTGCAACGAGACCCGTAAGATTCTCAAAGCTGGCCTCGAACTCCTGCTTAAATGTTCGTTGGTCTAGCTGGGCCTTGGCTGCTTCAACTTCCTCTTTTGCAACATTTCCCCCTTCGATGGTGGTGAAGCTCCAGCGTTTCCAGTCACCTGTTTCATCTTGTGGAACGTAGCACCATAAATCATAGAACCAGGAGGCTGTACCATCTGGTGTAGAAATGAAAAGTGCCCAACCCTGTTTATCTGCAAGGGCTGGTCTGATTACCTCGAACCATACTTCTGCATCCATGAAGGCTGCCTCATCGAGTACTACTCCAGCTAGGCTTCGGCCACGAAGAGTTGTTGCGTTTTCTGTGCCTTTTAGTTCGATTAGCGATCCATTTATTAGTTCTATTTTGAGATCGGTTTCGTTTTTTGACTGAATCCACTCTCTTGGTACGAGTTTCTTTAATTCTTTCCAGGCAATGTCTTTTGCCATGCGATAGGTGGGGGCACAGTAGAAATAGGTTTCGCCAGGGCGATTTATTGCTGCTTTTACCAGTTCTATACAAGAAAGATAGGATTTTCCGAATCTTCTGCCAGCTACGAGGACTCTAAATCTGTTTTGTGCGTTGAACACCTCCCCCTGTGCCCATCTAAGCGTTAAATTTTCGGTTGTAGCTGCACTCATGTAGTAAAGAATAGCTTAAATTTGACTTTTTATCCTAATTTTGTCGACTAAGTACTACATTTAGGGTTATCATGCAAATAAATAGTATCAATTTAGTCCGTGGCTCAAGCATACTTTCACCCAAACGCAGACAATCCAAATGCACCTAAAACAAAAGAAGGTCTTGGTATATCAGGAAGGCGTAATAGTCGAGCAGTTATAGAAGCAAGACAGCAGAAATTGTATAAAAGACAGATAGAGGGTTTAACTACAAGACAATTAGTGCTGGATCATGCAGCTAAAGAAAATGTTTCAGTGTGGACCGCATGGGAAGATTGGAAGCAGGTTAAGGTATGGAACGATGAGGACTGGAATAAAGATAGAGAGAAGATGATCGGGCGACTCCAGGGAATGAGAATGAACCTTTTTAACAAGGCTGTTAGGAGAGGACAGTACCAAACTGCTGCTCAGATACTAGATTCACTGGGTAAAGTACTAGGAGAGAGCGAAGAGACCATCAATCTTAAGACTCCACAACTATCAATTAAGGTAGAAGAGAAGAAAGATTAGTTGACACTATTGTAGTAGTTTAGTATAATAATATTGTAGTACATAATCAAATTATGCCGTGATTTATCAGTAGGTTCCCCATCATCTACAAAAAATTTTACAAAATAAAAACCCGCCCCCCTGTGGCTGGGGGGTGAGGGCTGGGCGGTGTTGCCTCTCTGGGCTACGCTGGGCGGTCTATCTGCCTAGATGGATAATGTGGCACTCTGTCTGCTGGCGGGCTGTTGTGGCCTGCCTGAGGCATTGCTCATATTGTGGAGACGCTCCAGTGTAGGCACTAGCCAGCACCAAGGAGACCAGACTCACAGCCAGTGTATAAGCTTGAATTTTGGGGCGGGGGCTGGTTGATCTCTGGGGGCGGTGGCTGTTGCTTAGGCGTGTCATGTGTTTACTGGGATAGTGTGATGTGTGAAGAGAAAAGCGGGCTAGTCTCTGAAGTAGTAGGTGCTGCCGTTGATAGTCTCATTAGGGTAGCAGAGTTCATAGTCAAAGAATTTCTGTAGGTCGAAGCAGTTTTCATACCTGAGAGCCTCATCATCCTGAGAGTGTTCATTGCTGATATACTCAGCAGCCACATCCTCATCATCCTCAAACTCTCCATAGTAATCATCTGTAAAGGTGTCGAAGTCTCCGCCTCTGTTCTCCAGATACCAGACAAACAACTCATCAGGTAACTCATTCGCATAATGAGACCTGAAAGATATTAGCTCATCTATGAACTCTTCTATCTTGTCTATGTCCATATATTCATCAGCGAATGTATGGGGTAAGAATTGAAAGTCTGGGTAGTGCCACTCATCAGCCCCCATTGCTGGACTGGTCTCAATTACATAGTCTATACATTCTTGAAAAGCCTCTCTGAAGTCTTTACCTCTGTCCTCTGCATCCTCAGCAAGTGTGATGAGGTCGACCCACTTAAAGTGAAGATAGCCCTGATTATATCCAGCTAGACACTGGATGCAGACCTGAGGGTTACTGCTGGTAGTGTCTCTCATTGCTGCTGGTGGGCATTGATTAGCTGCGATAGTCATAATAATAAGATAATAACTATATCTAATATATAGACTACTGTAGTACTTGTCAAGACTGGATTAGGACTAATTTAAAATTATAGGATTCTTACTTTTATTGCCTGAGACTCAAGTCCTAGCCTGACTTTCTGATTTACTAAAATAGCTAAAATTAACCTTAATTTGCTCAGGTAGTATCACACCTGTAGCACTCTAAAATTATAGGATTATTAACTGTTTACTATGAGACACACCCTGAGACAGACCCACCAGTATTTGAGACTCATTTGAGAAAATTTTAAGACTGTCTAACTAATCTT